AAGACAAATTCAAAAGAAAACTAAAGTAGTTAAGGTTATGGAATCAGTTAAGAAATTTTCTGAAACTATTGAACAAGAATTAGCTGCTGAAAAGTTCTTAGAGGAAAATGCGAGTTTCAATTTCATTGGAAAAACAAACAAGAAGAATTTAGTATTTGAAAATGGAAATAAACAAACAAAAATTTCACCTGAAGGATTATTAGTATGAGTTATCTAATCTATGTTAATGGACTTGGTCCAAACTTCAGAGGTGATAATTTATATGAATTTATTTTTTCAGATAAAAAAGATGTTTGGGGTGAGAATTGGGATAGTAAACCATCTAATGGTTATCCTCAACCACCTGAATTAAAATACGTGAAAAGAGTAGGAGTTCTGAAAAACACCGATGTAAAATTGGAGTTAATTCAGAACTCTGATTATTTTAGTATGATAGATGCCGTTGATGGTGTTGTTGCGTTGGCTTGGGAAAGTGATGAAGAAGAAAATAGAATGGTTTTCAGGTTTGGACAAACGGAAGAAGAAATAAACGACATATTGTATTCGAAAGATATAATTCTTTCAATAGACAAAAAAGAAGTATATGAAAATTAATAAGAAAGCCCTTGAATTAATAGAGGTTGGATTAAAGCCAGACACAGTTGCAAAATTGTCAGAGTCACAAATCGATGTTTTACATTCAAGACTAATTGACGAAGCGATTCAACAAAAAACAACAACGTCATATGAAATCCCTACTGCGGATGTTGAAAAAGGGGTTACTCTTCCTCCTGTTGCTGCGGGTAAAAAGGTTACAGTACAGAAAACACCAACAGGTGTTAAAGTTACACCGACAGAAGGTGAAATGAAAGAACAACCGGACAGTGAAGTTAGTGCAACTGACAAAAGTGCGGGAGGTACAACACAAGACCCTGTTCAGGTACCAGCACCCGATGGAACTGATGATGATGGAAATGCTGAAATAAATAAAGAGAAAGATATTACTGAAGCTAAAAAGAAGGGAAAGGACAAAACAAATCCATGGGCAATATGTACATCTCAGTTAGGTAAGGAATTCGGTACTCAGGAGAGACATTTATGGAATGCCAAAGAAAAGAACAAATATGAGAGATGTGTTAAAGATGTAAAAAAATCTTTGAAGGAAGGTAAAAATCCGTTATCTTTGTTTGTAGAAAACAAGATTATGGAATTAGTATCTAAACATATCCCACCGAGAATGACTAAGGCTGAATTAATTAAACATATTAATGAAGATGGACCTGCAGTTGCACCATCAAAACCAAAAACGTCACCGACAACAAAACCGGGTAAACCAAGTACAAGACCACAAAAACCTGGACATCCTTTGAGAAACCCTAATCCTGGTGAGAAACCAGCACCAAAAGCTCGTTATGAAAAGGCTAAGGATGAGGTTTTGGATGTAATTGCACAAATTTTAAAAAAGTAATCATGGCAAAGAAAGTTCAAGAACAAATAGATTATGCTGGTAGACCTGAAAGAATGGATCCTAATTTAGAAAGAAAACTAAATGATCCTGAAGGTATGTACGCAACTAACCCTGCAATGAAAAAGGGTGAAAAAGACGTACAAAGATTAGTGAGTTCAAGATTCCAAAAGGTTGCAAAAAAATTGAGGGATGTAACAGGTATTCAAACATTAACCGGAAATCAAGTTCAGAACTTATACATGCAAATGATGTCTAGAATCCCTATGATTATGCAAGTGGAGGCTAGGAACAAAAAGAAGTTAGAGGACTTGGCGGTTAAAGCGTCCTTGGATGAAACAGAGGTACCTGAAGGATGGGTTGAAATCGACGCTCAATTAGGTAGTCCTATTGATGTTTCAAATTTCAGATATGAACCTGATCAGGAGGAAGAAGATGAAGAGGAACAAGAAGAAAAACAATCTTTAGATATACCGTCTTTTGATGTTGAGGATTTAACTGACGAAGAGGAATTAGAATTAGAGAAACATAAGAGAAATATAATAAATGCCATAATTCAAGGAGCGGCAAAAAAAGGACATTATATTTTTCAAAAACCATCAATTAAGAGAGAACTTGACAAAATAAATCCTGAATTATTTGGACTTTATTTAGCAATTATGGCAGTAAATGATTACATGTATTTCACTCAAGAACAAATGATTGAAATGATGAGTCAAACAGGTCAAGGTGTTGCAGGAAAAGTAGAATTAGATCCAGGTGGAGATGATGATGAGGAAGGAGAAGAAGGTGGAGATGAAGGGGAATCTGAAATTGATACAGTAATCAAAGCACAAGGGATGATTTTCCCAATTTTATGTCATGAAATAATCAAAGGTATTGAAGAATCAAAAGCAAGACACGGATTACCGAAGGAACCCGGAATGCGTCAAAAGGTACAAAGCCAAGTAGATTTGTTATCAAACGAACCTATGCAACTTAGAATTGGGCCTGAGATTGTTGAAAAAATTAGATTCGCATTACCTGATCCAATGTTTGAAGATGAAAATAAAGGATTAATAAATTGGTTCCATATTTTGTTATACCAAATACCGGCTCAAGAATTTTTGGAAATCATAGGAAACGCCATCTCTGAAGATGCGTCTAAAGTAAAGAAAGCAACTGCAAGATTTGAAGAAATCATGAAAGAGGCTCAAAATATGAAAGACGAATTTGAGGACTATAAAGAAGAGGAAGGTATTGATTCTGAAGATGAAGATGACGGACTTGATGATTTCTTCGGTAGTATGGGTATATCAAGACCCAAATAAGTCTTTGTGACTAGAGAACAATTAATTATTGAAGTTACGAAGTGTATGAAAAACACTCCGTACGCGATGAAAACATATCTCCAAACCTTTGATAATACGGTTAAGAAATATGTGCCTTTGGATTTATTTCCTGACCAGCTTACATTGGTTGAGGATTACGACAACTATAATGAAAACATTGCCCTGAAATATAGACAGGCGGGTGTTTCCACAGTTACCGCAGCTTGGGCGTCAAAAAGATTAGCTTTTGCAAAAAAAAATAATCCCGAAAAGGTTCTAATCATCGCAAACAAACTCGACACTGCCGTCGAATTTGCAAATAAAGTGAGATCATTTACCGAACAATGGCCACAATGGGTTGGTGTTGGGTTTTCTCCTGACAAAAACGCCGCACGTCATTTCAAACTTACAAATGGTTGTGAAGTCAAAGCAGTTGCGACTTCAAAGGATGCCTTACGTGGATATACTCCAACAATATTAATTTTTGATGAAGCCGCTTACATTGAGGCAGATGATGACTTTTGGGCAGCCTGTATGGCCTCACTATCTACGGGTGGTAAGGTTATTGTAATTTCTACGCCTAATGGATATGATCCAATCTATTATGAGATTTACGACCAAGCTCTAAAACAAATGAATACATTCAAAATCACTGAAATGTTTTGGTACAAAGATCCAAGATATAATAGGGATTTACAAATGATCAAAACAGAAGATTTGATTGAATATTTGTTGAACAGAGAAAATTTCCCCAACACAGAAATTGTAGATTTATCTGTAGAAGATGCCTATGAAAGGGACTATGATCTTGTGAGTGATTACTTATCTAAAGGATTTAAACCTTACTCATCTTGGTTTGAGAGTATGGTGAAAAAACTTAAGTATGACAAGAGAAAAGTTGCACAGGAATTAGAATGTAATTTCTTGGGTTCAGGTGATAACGTATTCGACGCCAACCAACTAATGAGGATTAAAGAGAATGACATCAGAGAACCTGATGGTAAGATGATGGGTGGTAGTTTATGGATATGGAAAGAACCTGTTATGTCACACAAATACATTATGGGTATTGACGTATCAAGAGGTGATTCTGAGGACTTTTCCTGTATTGTGATAATAGACTTCGACGATAGAGAGCAAGTGTTTGAATACGTCGGAAAACTACCACCAGACACATTGGCAGAGATAGCCTATAAGTGGGGCAACATGTATAACGCATTTGCGGTTACGGATTTGACAGGTGGTATGGGAGTTGCAACTGCAAGAAAATTACAAGAGTTAGGATATAGAAATCTATACATTGAGGGTGTTACGGACAAAAACAAATATAAGTGGGACCCTAAGAGAGACGAAAAAATACCTGGAATTAATTTCAACAACAAACGTGTACAAATTATTGCAGCATTTGAAGAAGCGTTAAGACACGACTTCAAAATCAGATCATCGAGATTATTGAATGAGATGGGTAAATTCATATACGTTCATGGAAGACCTGATCATCAAAAAGGACATCATGATGATTTGATTATGGCAATATCTATGGCGATTTATGTTGGAGATACATCTTTCCAAAGTTTGACCAAAGTTATTAATCAAACAAAAGTCATGATTGATTCTTGGAAAACTACAGTAACTGAAAATAGAATGAGGTCAGATTTTTTTAACCCAATGATTCCAGTAGCTGGAAGAGATAGTGGAAGATATCCAAATGAGGTTACTAAAGGTGATTATGAGAAGTACGCCTGGTTATTTAGGCCCAAATAACTATTTATATTATCTACGTAATAAGTAAAATTGTATCATGAGTGAAAAGAACCTAACGGTCTGGCAGAGATTATCCCAAGCTTTTGGTCCTAATGCTCTTTTGAATCAAGATTATCCAACATTTCATTTTGATAAGAAAGAGTTATTAAGAACACAGGACAAAGGGGAATATGAGCGTGAAAAATTACAGGCTCAACAAACATTTTATCTGTCCAATCAGTGGGCAAAAGTTGAGAATAACCTATATTCACAAGCAGTATATTATGAGCCAACAAGATTGGCTTCAGTATATGATTATGAATCAATGGAGTATACTCCTGAAATTTCTGCAGCTTTGGACATTTATGCTGAGGAATCTACAACAACGAATGAAGACGGATTTATTTTACAAATCTATTCTGAATCTAAGAGAATTAAGGGAGTACTAGCAGATTTATTTAACGACAAACTTGATATCAACACAAACTTACCTATGTGGACAAGAAATACTTGTAAGTATGGTGATAATTTTGTGTATTTGAAATTGGACCCTGAAAAGGGAGTTGTTGGTGTTCAACAACTACCAAATATTGAAGTTGAAAGAGTTGAGGCAGGTATGCATGAAAAAAGAGCTCAATCAATAGAGGATCCTACCGCCCAAAGAGCATTACATTTCAAGTGGAAGAACAAGAACATGGAATTCCAATCATGGGAAATTGCTCACTTTAGATTGTTAGGTGATGATAGAAAACTTCCGTATGGTACTTCTATGTTAGAAAAGGCAAGAAGAATTTGGAAACAACTTTTACTATCAGAAGATGCGATGTTGATTTATCGTACATCGAGAGCACCTGAAAGAAGAATATTCAAAGTTTTTGTTGGTAATATGAATGATGAAGATGTTGAAGCATACGTACAACGTGTTGCCAACAAATTCAAAAGAGATCAAGTTGTGGATCAAAAGACAGGTAACGTTGACATGAGATTTAATCAGATGGCTGTTGACCAAGATTATTTCGTTCCTGTTAGAGACCCTGCAGCACCATCTCCAATCGATACATTACCAGGTGCACAGAACTTAGCGGAGATTGCTGACATTGAATATATTCAGAAAAAACTTTTAACTGCACTTCGTGTACCTAAAGCGTTTTTAGGTTTTGAAGATGTTGTTGGAGACGGAAAGAATTTATCACTTCAAGATATTCGTTTCGCAAGAACTATTAATAGAATTCAAAAGAGTATGTTGCAAGAACTTAATAAAATTGCAATCATACACCTTTTCTTAAATGGTTTTGAAGAAGAAATTGGAAACTTTACATTAGGACTTACAAATCCTTCAACACAAGCAGATCTTCTTAAGATTGATGTTTGGAAGGAAAAGATATTGTTATACAAAGATGCAGTTTCAGATCCAGGAAACGGAATTCAACCTGTTTCATCTACATGGGCTAAGAAACACATTCTTGGATTCTCAGATGAAGAAATCAAACTTGATTTACAACAACAAAGAATCGAAAAGGCTGTTGGTGAAGAACTTAAAAATACACCTGCAGTTATTCAAAAAACAGGAATATTCGATAACATCGATAAATTATATGGATCTACAACAGGATCTACATCAACAGCTTCAAGCGAAACTGAAATACCAGAACCAGGAGGTGGTGGTGGAGCGTTAGGTTCATTACCGACAGAACCTGAAGCAGCACCTGAGGCACCTACAGGAGGAGAAGAGGCACCAGCAGGTGGTGAACCAACAGTACCTGAATCAAGATTTGATAACATGAATATTCTTGTTGAGAACGAT